GTGATTTCCCGGGAGGAGATTTTGCAGGAGCTGCGGGCCATTGCCCTGTGCCGGGTGACGGACACCCTGCAGGTGCGGCAAGGGCAGCTGCACATAGGCGATATTGAGAATCTGGCGGCGGTTGCCTCCATTGAGGAGTCCTCCGCAGGTCTGAAAATCAAATTTTACGACAAGCTGAAGGCCCTGGAGCTGCTGGGGAAGTATCTGGGGCTGTTCTCCGGGGAGAAAGAGCCGCAGCAGCAGGACAGCTCCCTTTTGCAGCTGCTTTTACATGCCACCCGGGGGGAGGTGACGGAGGATGATTTACAGGAAGCTGAGCCGGAAACAGCGGTTGGCAATGACCTGGTGGAATTGCCCGGAGGTGATGCACCGGGACGCGCTGATTTGTGACGGCTCGGTTCGCTCGGGGAAAACCCTGTCCATGGCGGTGGGATTTTTTCTGTGGAGCATGTGCCGGTTTGAAAACCAGGTGTTTGGCATCTGCGGAAAAACCGTTGCGTCCCTAAGGCGAAATGTGATTTTACATCTTACCGACTGGCTGGACGGTCTGGTGCAGATCACCGAGTATCGGGCAGAGAACAAGCTGGTTGCCACCCTTGGGGGGCGGGTGAATACCTACTATCTGTTTGGGGGTCAGGACGAAAGCTCCTACAGTCTGATTCAGGGCATCACCCTTGCCGGGGTGCTGCTGGATGAGGCGGCGCTGATGCCCCGTTCCTTTGTGGAGCAGGCCTGCGCCCGGTGCTCTGTGGCAGACTCCAAAATGTGGTTCAACTGCAACCCCAGCCACCCGGAGCACTGGTTTTACAAGGAGTGGATCCTGGGGGCGGCAAAGAAAAATGCGTTGCATCTGCACTTTACCATGGCTGACAACCCCGCCCTTGCTCCCAAGGTGCGGCAGCGGTATGAGAGCATGTTTTCCGGGGTGTTTTACCGGCGGTATGTGCTGGGGCAGTGGTGCGCTGCCCAGGGGCTTGTATACGATTTCGACAAAAATCGACATGTTTGCCCAATGCCGGAGCCCGGGGGCAGGTACTACATTTCCGTGGACTACGGCACAAGGAACCCCTTTTCTGCCGGACTGTGGCAGGTTCTGGAGGGAAGGGCGGTGCGGCTGCGGGAATTCTACTACGACGGCAGAGCCACAGGCCGAAGCATGACCGATGAGGAGTACGCCGACGCTTTGGAGAGCTTAGCCGGGGATATCCCGGTGGAAGCGGTGGTGATTGACCCCTCGGCGGCGTCGCTGATTGCCCTTTTGCGCAGGCGGCGCAGGTTTCGGGTACGAAAGGCGAAAAATGCCGTACTGCCGGGGATTCAGGCAGTGGCGGGGCTTTTGCGTCAGGGTCGGCTGGGGTTTTGCCCCTGCTGCCTGGACAGCATTCGGGAGTTTGGACTTTACCGGTGGCAGGAGGACAGGGACGAGCCGGTGAAGGAAAACGATCACGCCATGGACGAGATCCGCTATTTCGTCATGACGGTATTAAAAGCCATGTAGGGGAAGGTATTGGAAAAAATGGGAGGAAATATGAAGCGGTGGTTATTATTGCGGTTTTTGCCTATGTGGGCAAAGGAAACTGTCCTGCGGGACAACCGCAGGCTTACAGCAGAAATTGAAAAGCTGCGGCAGGAAAATGCATTGCTGCGCAGCTACATTCGGGGCGTGCGCTTTGGACTGCGCCGCCGTAAGGAGGAAAAAACCGATGCAGATTCATAATTATCAGCAGCATTTTGGCGCATGGGACATCACCGGCACGCAAATGCGCAGTGCCATCAAGCAGTGGTTTGCGCTGTACTACGGGCAGGAAACTGCCGGGGAAGATCCCTGTCAGCGCATTGCCTACAGCGTGGTGAACAAGCTCACCAAGGGGGTATTCAGCGAGTACGCCTGCACCTGCACTGACAGCTTTTCCAAGGGGGTTATGCAGGCACTGGACGCGGAGCGATACCGCGCCATGCAGCTGGCTCTGGTGGGGGGAGAGTGTTACATAAAGCCCTGGCTTGCCCAGGGGAAATTCCGGTTTTCCCTTGTGCCCAGAGATAAAATCCTGATTTTTGCCAGAGATGCCCAGGGTGCTCCCACAGATGTGGGTACGGTGCAGCAGGCGGTGTGGGGCAACTGCTACTACACCCTGCTGGAGCGTCGGACGGTGGGCGACGACGGCTGTATGACCGTCACCAACACCCTGTATCAGAGCCGGGATGCCCAGACGGTGGGGCAGCCGGTTTCTCTGGGGGCGTGTCCGGAATTTCGGATGCTGCCTCAGCGTTACACCTTCCCCAAGCCGCTGGGGGGCATTGGCATGGTGCGGCTCAGCACCCCCATGGTCAACTGCGTGGACGGCTCCCAGGAGCCGGTAAGCGTCTATGCCCCTGCCACAGCCTTGATCCACGCCATCGACCGCAACGAGGCACTCCTTGCCGGGGAGTTTGAACGGGGGCAGAGCCGGGTGTTTTTGTCCCGGGATCTGCTGGATGTCCATGGGGAGCTGAGTGCCAACCTCTTTACGGCACTGGAGGGGGACCCGGAGGAAGCCCAGCTGCAGATCTTTGCCCCGGCACTGCGGGAGCAGTCCTTCATTGCCAGAAAGCAGGAGTATCTGCGGGGTGTGGAGACGGTGATCGGTCTGAAGCGGGGCATGCTCAGCGATGTCAGCACCCTGCAGCGCACTGCCACAGAGGTGGCGGACTCCCAGGGAGAGTACAGTCTGACGGTAATGGATTTTCAGCGCATGTGGCAGCAGGCGGCACTGGAGTGTGTGGCACTGTGTCAGCGTTTGGCAGAGGTCTACGGCATACAGGCCCAGGTGACGGATACGCCGGTTATGGACTGGGGCAACGGGGTTTTGTTTGACGAAGCCCAGCTGTGGCAGGAGTACAAGGACATGGTAGACCGGGGCTTGCTGGCACCGGAGGTGGCTCTGGGCTGGCGTTTCGGCATGGAAGCGGAAACGGTCCAGCAGCGTCAGAAGATCCGGGAAAAATACATGCCGAAATAATTTGAAAAAGGACCATTGTATCTGTGTGCAGGGGCGGCGGGAGCAAGCCCCCGCCCTACATTCAGGTACGGAAATAAAAAAGGAGATGGGATATGGACAGGGAATTTTTGGAAGGGCTGGGGGCAGACAGCGGTTTGACCCCTGAGGCCATGGATGCGATTTTGCAGCAGCATGGCAAGGAAATAAGCCGTCTGCGGCTGGAAGGCACACTGAAAAACGCAGTGCTGCGCTTCGGCGGCAGAAACGAAAAAGCCATTGCCGCACTACTGGATTTGCAGGCCATCGGCGAAAGTGAGGATATGCCCGGGGCAATGGAAGCTGCCATGGGGCAGCTGAAAAAGGAGCATGGGTATCTGTTTGAAGCTCCGGCGGTACAGCCCTATGCCCCGGGGACGGGTACGGCCCAGAGTATTCCTGCGGCAACACCTACGCTGGCAGGGGCTCTGCGTCAGAGAATGACAGCAAGGTAAATTCCGAAACCCGCTTCTTTTGAAGCGGGAGAACGGATTCCTCGGGGCATTGCCCCTCGGAATGACAGGGTAATTTGGAGACCTGTCATTCTGAGCATAGCGAAGAATCCGTTCCCAAATGGTTCGGTTTTTATAAAAAATTTTACAGGAAAAAGAAAGGAAGATGGATTATGGCAATTACTCTTATGGAAGCAAAGGTCGGCATGGCTGACAAAGTGGATCAGGCGGTGGTGGATTGTTTCCGCCGCAGCTCTGCACTGCTGGACAAGATGGTGTTTGACAACGCCATTTCTCCCGGCACCGGCGGCAGCACTTTGACCTACGGCTACATTCAGCTGAAGTCCCCTGCCACTGCAGCTGTGCGTACCGTGGGGGGCGAGTACACCCCCGGTGAGGCAAAGCGGGAGAAAAAGACTACCTCCGCTGTGATTATGGGCGGCGCATTCCAGGTGGACCGTGTGCTGCAGAACACCGCCGGTGCCGCCGACGAGGTGGCGTTCCAGGCAGAGCAGAAAATTAAGGCCACTGCCAACTATTTCCACAACATGGTCATCAACGGCACCACCGAGGAGGGTGGCTTCGACGGTCTGAAGAAGCTGCTTGCCGGCACTGCCAACGAGCTGACCAGCGGTGTCAGTCTGGCAAGCTCTGCTGAGCTGGACGAGAACTACAACGCATTTCTGGACGAAATGGACGCCTTCCTCAGCACCCTGGACGGCAGCGCTGACATGCTGCTGATGAACCGGGATATGCTGGTGAAGCTGCGCTCCATCGCCCGTCGTGCCGGCTACTACGAGCGCACCAAGGACGATTTCGGCAATGTGGTGGAGACCTACGCCGGTATTCCCATGGTGGACATGGGCAAGTACTTTGACGGTGAAAACTCCGTGGATGTGGTAAAGACTGAGGGCGGCAAGACTGCTATCTATGCCGTTTGCATGGGTCTGGACGGCTTCCACGGCATCTCTCCCACCGGCGACGGTGTTATCAGCTGCTATCTGCCTGACCTGTCTGCCCCCGGTGCTGTGAAGACCGGCGAGGTGGAGCTGGTGGCTGGCATCGCCCTGAAGAACACCCTGAAGGCCGCAGTGCTGAAGGATATCGCCATCGGTGCCTGATTTTGGAGGGTGCTGCTGTGGTGAACTATGATTTTTATAAAAATGTCTACCTGGGCAGTACCATTTCCGAGGGAGCGTTTCCCCGGCTCATTGCCCGGGCAGAAGCCTGGCTTGCCCGGCTGGAGCGATGCTGCAGTGTTTCCGCCCCCGGCCCGGACAGCCGGGGCATGGCTGCCTGCGCTGTGGCGGAGACAATGGCAGAGCATGAAAAGCACCGCTTTGTTTCCCAAGCCAGCGTCGGCGGCGTCAGCGTCCGCTACGAAAGCTCGCTGTACGCCCTGGAGCGCACGCTGCTGGCCAGCGCCGGGGTGTATCTGGACATCTACCGGGGGGTGGGCTGATGGACTATCCCTTGTGTGACAGAACGGTGACGGTTTACCGTCTGAGAGAGGGGCAGGTGCTCCGCCGGGTGGCCCAGGGCTGCTTCTACCAGTGGGAGGACTCCAAAATACATACCTCCCGGGGCATGTTCTTTGAACGCAGGTTTCTGCTGATTCAGCCCGGGCAGGAGAGCCTGCTTCCCGGGGACAGGATCTATGACGGCGTAGGGCCGGAGCAGGTGGATTGGGATGCGTTTCTGCCGGTGAATGTGCCGGGGCTTTCCCAGGTGGCGTATGTGAAAAGCTGGTACTACCACGGGCAGATCTCCCACGTGGAAGCCGGCAAGAAGTAAGGGCGGTACGGCATCGCCCCCACACCCGCCCCCTACGGGGGCACCCTCTCCCCGGGGAGAGGGCTTTGGAGGAAATGATGGAAGCATTGGAAATCGTGCAGGCCTGGCTGGAGCAGTACCCCGGCTGGTCTGCGGAGGTGGACTCGGTGGAGTCCACCCCGGGAAGCTGGGGCATTTACCCCGGCGGCGTTACGGAGCTTTCCTGCAGGGAGGATGTGCTGGGCGTGCGGCAGCTGCGGCTGCGCCAGAGCTTTAATCTGCGGCTGACTGCCCCCTGCGGCAAAGCCGCGGCTCTGCAGGTACAAAAGCTCCAAAGCTGGGTCAATTCCCAGACCCGGATGCCGGCGTTGGGCAGCCAATGCCGGGTACTGGCACAGGCAGGTCGGCTGGTCAGCTCCGACAAGTCTGCCATGGGAAGCTATGAAATCAAGCTGACCTGTGAATACGGAAAGGAGCTTACTTATGGCGAAGATTGCGCGCAAGTATCTGGCGCATTACATTGACACCGCCACCCAGGGCGATGCCAACTATGCGCGTCTGGGCAAGGATCTGGAGGAGTTTTCTCCGGAAATGAGTGCCCAGGTGGACAAAAAGAAGAACATTCTGGGGGAGACCGCTTTGGTCATCTCCGGCTACGAGAAAACCGGCAAGATAGAGCCCTACTACGCCGACAGCGATACACCTCTGTTTGCGCGTCTGCAGGAGATCATCGACAAGGAAATGGTGCTGGAGGAGCTGAAGACCCATGTGGTAACGGTGAAGCTTTGGGAAGAAGCCCAGACCAAGGGCTACCCCGCTACCCGGGAGGAGGCGTACATCGAAATTACCGCCTACGGCGGCGATACCACCGGCTATCAGATCCCCTTTGCTTTGCATTTTACAGGCAAGCGGGAGCAGGGCTATTTCGATGTCAGCACCCGAACCTTTACCTCTGGGGAAGCTGACAGTGGAAAGTGACCCTGCACAGGTACGATGATGTAGGGAAAGCGGATTCCCCGTCACGATGTTCCTCGGAATGACAGGTTATCAAAATACCGTGTCATCCTGAGCGAAGGCGAAGGATCCGTATACGGGCGATCATGGATCGCCTCCAGGGGAAAGGACACAAAATGGAGGAAAATGGTTTGGAAAAGATTGAATTTGACACCGGAGTGGAGGAATATGCCCTGGGAAAGGGGATTTTGCGCTTCAATCCCTGTGACCCCAATGTATACGCCCGGTTTTTACAGGCGTCGGACAAGCTTCGGGAAATTTCCCAAGAGGCGGCATCTATGGAGCAGACCGACTGCGCCATGAAAGAGCTGCTGAACTGGATTTTCGGCCCGGGAAACGATTTCAACGCCATCACCGGGGGCGTGAGCCTGCTTGCCACCACTGCCAACGGTCAGCCGGTGATTTCCAATCTGCTGGCGGCGCTGGAGCCGGTGGTGCTTTCCGGGGCAGAGCGCTGTGTCCGCAGTCAGGAGCTGCTGGCTAAGCAGGAGGCAGGGCTGTGAACCCACTGTGGGATCTGCCGGAGGCTCTGACGGTAGGTGGGGTCAGCTATCCGATTTACTGGGAGTTCCGGCAGGTGCTGCGGGTGATCTCCAAGCTGCGGCAGGAGGAGCTGCCCCTGTTTATCCGGTGGCGGGCGGCTATGGCGATTTTTTACAAAGATCCCGTTGCTCCGGGGCATCGTCTGGAAGCCATGCAGGTTATGGCATCCTTTATAAACGGCGGTCAGACTCCCAATGCCGGCGCACCCCTTCTGGACTGGGACAAGGACGCACCCCTGATTATTGCCGATGTGAACCGGGTGGCAGGTCGGGAGCTGCGGCAGAAAACCCCTGTCCACTGGTGGAGCTTTTTAAGCTGGTTTCATGCCATTGGACCGGGGCAGCTGAGTACGGTGGTGTCTATTCGGGACGCTCTGCGCCGGGGGCAGAAGCTAAGTCCGCAGCAGCAGGACTTTTACCGGCAGAACCGGGCTCTGGTGGACAGAAAAACGCCCCTTTCCTTCCAGGAGCAGGCAGAAAAACAACGGCTTTCAGACATGCTGGGGAGGTGAAACATGTCTAGACATTATGAAGATGATCCCAGCGGTTACGCCCCGGACGGGGCGATAGAGGGACTGACTGTGGGTCTTAAGAAGCTTCGCAAGGAGCTTCTGCGGGTTTCCCGGGGCTTAAACCGCATGGGAAAATCCTTTACACAGCTTAATTCCGTAAGCGGCAGGCTGAAAAGAACATTGCTATCCTTTGACCAGATTCAGCGGCTGCAAGCACCTTCCTCTTCTTCGGCAGGCAGCAAGAAAACGGAAATTCCGGAAACCGTTTTTGACAAGTATCTTGCCAACAACACCGGGGTGATTCGCAATTTTCTGGAAAAATTCCGGGATTTTGGGGAGGCTCTCACAGAGCCTATGTCCCATACCTACCGGCTGATTACCGGTCAGGCCAAGGACTTGGATCAGATATCCCAGTCCATGAGCAGGCTCACCGGGGCAACGCTGGATCTGCGTACAGGCATCAACCAGACCAAAGGGGAGTTGCTTTGGCTGACAAATCAGTTCTTTGGCGCTGTGGCAGCTGCCGACAGCACCCCGGCGGTACAGGGGCTGGGAAGCATCCGGGGAGCAGTGCAGGACCTGGAAGAACCCATAGAGGCAGTGAAAAACAAGCTGGGGGCTGTCAGTGCCCTGTGGAATGTGACCGCCCAGGCAGGAAGTGCCGCTGCCGGTACTGTCCAAAATGCCTGGGGCGCAATGGATAACTGGTTTCAAAACAAGGTGGTGGGCAGTGTGGAAAGCGGCATTACTTCCATGCTCGGAGGCATGACCGGCGCGTTTAACGGCGTTCTGGGGGCGGTGGAGGCGGCAGTCAATGCCGCGGTAAAATCCGTAAACACCCTGAATCTGACCATTCCCAAGTGGATACCCCTTATTGGCGGCAATGTGCTGCGGTTCAGTCTGCCCAGCATATCCCTGCCAAAAATTCCTGCTTTGGCACAGGGGGCTGTACTGCCTGCCAACCAGCCCTTTCTGGCGGTGGTAGGCGATCAGCGTCACGGAACCAATGTGGAAGCCCCCTTAAGCACCATACAGGAAGCAGTGGCTTTGGTAATGGAGGAGCAGACAGGGGCGATTCTGGCAGGGTTTGAAGCCTCGGTACAGGTGCAGCGGGAAATTCTGGAGGCTGTGCTGGGAATCCGCATCGGGGACGAGGTCATTGCCCGGGCTTCCCGGCGTTTTGACAGCCGGCAGGCTGTGATGATGGGAGGTGGGGTATGAACACCCTGACAGATTTATTTCAGATAAACCAAACCCCCATGCTTGCGCCGGATCAGGGGGTGGAAATGTCCTTTCAGGACATCGATGCCCCGGATGCAGGTCGGGATGAGGGGGGCTTTATGCACCGCAGTGTCCTGCGCAGGAAGGTGGGGGTGTGGAATTTTGTCTACAGCTGCCTGACAAAGCAGGAGTACGCCTACATGCGCCGGCTTATGGACGCTGCCGGGGGCAGCTTTGCCTTCACCTACACCGGGGAGGACGGAGAAAAACGCACCGTAACGGCATATCTGTCCGGCTACGGCATCTGCTGGTACAGCGCCAAAACCGGACTGTACCGCAATCTGAAATTCTCCGTCATTGAATGCTGAGGGGAGAACGGATTCCTCGTCGTGTTCCTCGGAATGACAGGGGTATTTGGAGGGAATGGGAAGAATCCGCTTCCCGGGGAGGTAAGGAATATGGTTAGAAATCTCATTGTTTTTGACGATGGCAGGCGGCTTTTTTCCGGAGAGCCGGGCTGTGCCATCCAGGATCTGACCCTGCAGCAGGCAGTGTCCCAGACCCAGGAGCTGGAGCCCGGGGCGGTTTGCGCCGCCATGGTGGAATTTACCGTTCTGGACGCTCCGGGAATGACTGTGCAGGCAGGGCAGACGTTTACTTTATACAAGGTGTCCCCGGAGGGACACACCAGTGCCCAGGGGGTGTTTATTGCCCAGAAGCCGGTGCGCAGCACCCCCAACGCCTTTACCGTCACCGCCTACGACCGGCTGACCCTTCTGGACAGGGACTTGGGGGATTGGTTGTCCTCTCTGGAGGGCTGGCCCTACAGCCTGTGGCAGCTGGCGCAGATGATTTGCTATCAGTGCGGTCTGACGCTGAAGGAAAGCGTGCCCCCGCTGGGGGCTTTGCCGGTGGGAAAATTCTCCTTCACACCGGCAACCGGGCGGCAGCTGATGCGGTATCTGGCGCAGGCCATGGGCAGGTTTGTCAGAGCTGACCGGCAGGGACAGGTGGAATTTGCCTGGTACACCCCAGCCCCGGTTACCATCGGCCCGGTGCAGAAGGATATGGGGGCTGATTATGATGGGCAGACGGTTTCCCTCCAGGGGGTGTCCTGCCGGCTGTCGGGAGATACCTTGACAGTTACCGGCGCGCCGGGGGCGGTATTTCACGAAAACTGCCTGCATCTGACCGCCCAGGCAGGCTACCGTCAAGGGGGATTAGAGCTGGCGGAGTATGCCTGTGAGCCGGTACAGCGGGTGTGCATCCGGGAGAACATCCGGGATGCGGGGCTTTCCTATCCAAATACCCAGGCAGAGAAAAACACCTACTGTATCACGGGAAATCCCGTTTTGCAGGCCATGGGGGAGGATTACCGCACCCAGGTTGCCCAGGCACTTTATCAGCAGCTGTGTACCGTCAGCTATGTGCCCTGCACCCTACAGCTGCCGGTTATGGCGCAGCTGGAGGTGGGGCAGTTTGCCAGTCTGGTAGGCCCTCTGGGGCAGACGGTGACGGTGTATCTCATGCAGCGGCATCAGAGCCGGGGCATGGACCGCTTTACTGCCACTGGCTCTTCCCGACGGGACAGCACTGTGGCTGTAAACAACGAAAGTCACGTGCTGCAAAACCGGGTTATGGAGCTGCAGGCAGATGTACAGGGTCTTCGGGCAGAAAACCGTCTGGCAGAGCAAAAGGCATCCTCCGTTTCTATGACGGTGGAGGGCATCACCGCCCGGGTGGAGCAGCAGGCACAGCAGCAGGCATTTCTGGTGCAGGAGCTGACTCAGGTACAGCAGAATGCCCGGCAGCTGCAGTTGCAGGTACAGCGCATGGAAGGACAGGGAGCCCAGCAGGTGACCACCTCCACCGGCTACACCTTTGGGGCAGAGGGTCTGCGGATCGCCAAATCCGGACAGGAGATGGAGAATCTGCTGGACGACACGGGCATGTCCGTGTCCCGTTCCGGCAGTGTGATCCTTAGGGCCACAGCCCAGGGCGTGACAGCACAGCGGGTGGCGGTGGGAGAGTATTTGGTTCTGGGAAGCCACGCCCGGCTGGAGGATTTT